CTTGCCATGCTAGCTTGCCACTTCTGTCGCGAAGACATTTCTGCCGGATCGGTTTTAGTGGTCCCTGTTACTACTACTTCTTCAGCCATTTAGTTTCCTTTTTCTAAGAATTTTATTACGCATCAAACACGAAAAGATCAAACTTACCATCATCTGCCGTAGCAGCAGTTGGATCGGATACTGTACCAATAAAGGTAGTACCATTAATCTTTTCCATATTGACAACTAGTGGTGCTCCTCTACCAGTTGAACTATCAGGATGATAATGACCTTGTGCTAGTATAAGATAACTATCAGTATCACTATAGTCGTGAGCCATCGTAAAAGTAAACTGGAATGTACTATATCCACTTGGACTTGTTATAGCACCAAAGGTTGCAGTAATACCAGCACCAGTCCAACTACCTGCTGGACTTGTAGAAAAATTTGTAAACTCAGCAGTTCCTTTATACCTAATTCCACTACCTGTCACGGAAACTCCGCCAGGAGTTGTTCCATCGGAAACTTTCAATATTGGTGCTGCCTGATCAGGATCAAAAAACAAATCACCCTTTCTACCAATAAATTGTGCTGCTGATGAACTACCTAATTTTTGTACTAATGTTCTAAATACAGATGCCATTATCCTATCCTTTTAACTATTTCTTATTTTAGCTTGTTCTGCTTCCATTCTTTCATTTTCTTCTTCAATATGTTCTATTAATAATGTGAGATAAATTTCTCTCTCATAACAAATTAAATTTTCTAGCTCGGTTAAACTCCAGTTATGATTTTGTACAATAGCGAATAGAGTTCTATAATAATTATGTAAATTATTATGGCCGAGTGCTAACCGAAAAAACTTTGCAGCCCCTCCAGGACTGACTCTTGCTTACTTCCACATGTTGGACAAGTAAATTCTACCTTATGTTTTAATTTGGGCATGGTATTAAAATAACCAATCAATTTCCCAAATTGTTGTTGATTTAAAGACATTATAAAATCTTCTAATTCTTGTTCTGTATAATCTCTTATATCATGTATTTCGTCGTCTTCCCAAATAGATTCTATACACGCCTTGGTGATTTCAAAAATAGAATCCATTTGTGATTCTTCGGGCGGTCTTGTCATTCTATCAATATCAGGATATTTTAATTTAACTTTTATTTTATTAGTAAGTTTTATTTCATCTGTATGATCTTTGTTGATTTCTAAACCAATTTTCTCAAGATTAACTTTAACCGGAGTTTCCCCTTCACAATCTTTGGTTTTTTGACAAGCCATCTGGATTTCAACAGTTTCTCCAACTGAACGTGCTCTTAGATTTAGAAAAAATAATTCAATATCAAAAGCGGGAAGTTTTTGAACATCAATACTATCATCAAGGCAACAATTACTGATAATTTCTTTTGTAGCTCTTACGATGTCCTCTGTTAGACCACCTTCAAGAGCTGTTAGTAAAATCTTTTCTTCTTTAACTAGAAAAGGTCTATATTTTATTTTATGATCCACACTATGTAATTTGAGTTCATAGGTAGGATTACTCACGACTGGTAATGCCATTATATCTCCATATTAAAAAAATTAATTAATTTATTCATCCTCTACAATCCACCTTCCTCACCAACTTCAAAATCTCCGGGGCCAGAGGCGTTAAAATCTATCCAATTTTTATATTGAAAATTCACACTAAATTTTCCTAATTGATTTATTTGATCCCAACCTAAAGCAATAGGATCAACATTAGTTGGAAAGGCTTCTAAATATTTAGCGCCGGCGATTGCATTTTCCTTTGACGGGGCGTCTGCTTGTTGATCAAACATCAATACCTCAATTATGCCCTTATAATCATCCTGATATCGAATATTTGCTGTTGCTGGATCAATTATATAATTCATCCATTTTAAAAATATATTTCTTGCACGCATAGAGTTTGTTACTATAAAGCTTAATTGAAGTTCGGGAAAAGTTGCTTCTCTTGCTAGCTTTCGAGTTGGACCATAATGTCTTAATTCCGAAGTAGCAATTGTTTTTCCCGGTAGCGGAGCAGTATCACATAGAAAAGATAGAGCTTCTTCAGAGCCGCTCCTAAGTCTATCTGGCATATAGATTCTTGCAACGAATCTATTTAAAGGAGCTATACCACCTTCGGAATCCATTTTCGATAAAAAGACGTCTGGGTTCATGATTCTCCGTTAAATTTTATATAAATTTTATAGAATGATGTTCGATTATATCTTTACTATCGCCCCAAACTTCAGCTTTTGTAACTCCTCCGCGACGAGATCTAAATTCCTCTACAGGTAAATGTAATGCGGTAGTCCATTCATTGGGTTCTATGTGAATAAATTGTGAACGAACATATGAACCTGTTAAATCATATTTATGAAGGGTAGGCTTAGCTTCTTTAAATCGTGTAAATCCTTTAATATCATTATATGAAACATGTAAATAAGCTTCTAATTCTTCTTCATTCAAAAACCCAATTAATTTTTTCATTAATTTTTCTCTTAATCTATAAGGGAGATAATGAAAATTCATTCCTAGTACTCCCCTGCCGCCATTATAAGGTTTTATTGGAATAACTAGTGGAAATATATCATAATATGGTAATTTCATTCTCGTTTTGGGTTGATAATGAAAAAAATACATTCTCCCTAATTTTAGTTCTTTTTCTCTATTACCTTCACTTATAATACTATAGGGATTTTTAATTGATCCAACTCTTGCAACTATCAATGAATGCCGGAGAAGTTCATACTTTTCCTTAAGCCATTCAACAGCGTCATCTTCTATATGTGAAAGTTTTCGTAGTGCCATATACTATTTAGCGAGCAATTGATCTTCTGTTATAATTTTAAACTTCCAATTTTTATACTCACAATATGTCATAGCAGCTTTCCATTTAGCTTCATTAACACCATATCTTTTCATTTCTAATAAATATCTACCACTTTTTCTTTTATTCAAACGAGGCTTTGGAGGAATAGTTTGAGATTTAGGTTTTACTTCGATAATTGATGTTTCAATGGTTCCATCGTGTTTTTTTATCTTAACCCAAAAATCAGGATAATATTTGTGTATTTTTCTATCAAACGGTGACCTATATGGTATAACGATTTCCTCACTAGACCATTTTACAACACTATTATTAGAATCACAATAAACCATGAAGCGCCTCTCCCACAAACTTCTATAAATTATATTAGTGGGATTTCCTTTATATTTATCGCGGTGTTTCGGTTTAAATTTTCCTTTGTAGGCCATAATAAATATTCGATAAATAAAAATGTATATGAACCTATTTATATGGAGAAACAATGCCGTCTGCCCAGAATTTTACATATCCTGAGAATCTAAAAGAAGGTGATGAGAGTCATTGGGTAATGTTTGCTTCCTTTCCTCAACTTTTTGCCTCAACCCACGAGTTTGAAGAATTTAATATTGTTCTTCCTATGGGGGCGCAATCATTAATTTCAACAGCAGAAGCAGTATATGCAGAACAAGAAGGATTAGGAACAATTCTCACAGAAGCAACCGCTAAAGCTTCTGCCGGGATTAAAGATTATATGAGTTCTGGTGGAACTCGCGAAGGTTTTGTTGCCGCCTTTAAAAATATTAATTATGAAAAAATGGCTGAGGCTGCCGGAGAACACGCTCTTTCAACAACAATAAAAAAATCTGATTTATTAAAAAAGGCATTGGGTGGTGCGAATGTTGCAATTAATCCTAAAATGTCTTTATTATATCAGGGTCCTGGAAAATTTAGAAAATTTGTATTTGAATTCCCTATGGTAGCAAAAAATAAGAACGAATCAGCAACAATTGAAAAAATTATAAAAGCTTTCAGAAGCTCAACTTTACCTGGTTATGCGGATCCGATAGGGGATATAGGCAGAGAGGAAAGCACGCAAACCGGCACCAGTGGAACCGTGCGCAAAAAGGGCGCCGGGTCAAACTTTTATACTTTTCCAAGTACTTGGGAAATTATGTTTGGTCACGAATCCGCCGGCGGAACCGGATCACCATTTAAAATAGCAAGAAGTGTATGTAATAGTGTTATAGCTAATTATGCTGCTGCTGGAGTGCCGTTCTTCTTTGAAGATGGTAAACCATTTGAAATAAAATTAACTGTTTCTTTTACAGAAACCGTCATTATTACCAAAGAATTAGTTAAAAAGGGATATTAATGTCATATTTTTCATACTTACCAGAAATTCAATATAATATAACCGGCAGCAAATACGGCGAGACAACTAAAGCTAGAGATATATTTATTCGGAATTTAATGAAACAAAATGTGATTGACAAGGCTATAAATTTTGATTTACATACCATAGGTGATACTGAACGACCTGATACAACATCTTACCTTGTATACGGCCATGTCAAATATGATTGGATAATATTTTTAACTAATAAAATGTTTAATCCTTATTTTAATTGGCCTTTAAGTTCTCAAGATTTTGCAAAAATGATAAAAGGAAAATACGGTTCCGTTATACGAGCTAAAAAACTAGTTCATGAATATAGACAAATTATAGAAGA